TCTTGCTCCTAAAAATTATCTAACAGGCCCAGGTACGGGCAGTCTAAGTTGTCCATCACGGTAGGCACTGCGTCTATCTTTACCATCACCCAATTCTTTGAGTAATGCTAATGATTCTTGGTACTTCTGCTCATAGTAATTTACCATATCTTGCTCACCTTTTTGGAATATAACTGCTTCCCTTAAGGAGCCATAGAGCAGAACTGTTTCAAAGTTATCCCCAAGCCACGAAGTGCCAGTAGGGTTTTGAATATTATTTACTGGTACTGAAAATCCAGAACCTGTGCCGCCAATATAAGCAGAAGAAGCAGATACAACGTTTCCATTTACATAAAAGTAGCCAGGATTTGTAAGCGTAACATTAGTTACTATTCCACCAGACACAGTAATTGTTGCCGTTGCGTTAGAACCATCTCCACCAGTTAAAGGCACTTGCTCGTATACACCATTGGCATATCCAGAACCTGGAGTAATAGTTCCAAATCCAGCAATACCACCTTGCACAATTGTTATTGGATAGTAGTAATAATGCAGCTCAGTTTGATAATTTCCGTCTGGAGTGGGTCCAATTAGGTATGTATAAGGCTGAAACTGTGAATAGTACTTAGGTACTCCAGTATCTGTAGTGGCGTTTGGATAAGATTGACGGATATAGTTTACGTCTTTATCTATTAAGTATTCGTAGTTGCCGTTAGCATCAATTACCGCAAGTGAAAAAGAAGCTAAATAATCGCTAGGTAACGCAAGGTAGTGATCGCCAGAGGTAAAGTTACCAATAACATTCTTACGAATAGCAGGAATCTGAACTGCGTTATAAACACGCTCCTCAGCAAGCTGGACAAAGTTGGGGATATTGTCTACAAAGGATTGCTCTGTAGATTCCGCATAACTCTGAATAGCGTTAGATAGCTGAGTAAAGTTCATTCTGGTTTACCCTACTAAGCCATTGGTCCACGGCATTTAATGCCTTTGGTAGCAGCGCCACCTCCACGCATTGTAATTTCACCATGTTTGTTATCTGGTGGGTAATTACCCTTACTAATACCAGCAACAGACATATTAACTTCGTTTACACCATTTCCAGGCTTAGTAACAGAGTCTTTAGCCGTAGTCATAGCTTTGCCATCCATAGTATGGGGCTTGGCATAAACGCTGGCTGAACCAACTTCTTTACCACCTTGTTTATTAGAAAACTTAGCCATTATCGACCTCTTCCAGAAGATTTTTGATTCATAGCACGAGCCATATTGCGACCAACTGATTTCATAGATTTACCCATTTTATCAGCACCGTGTTTAGGTCCATTTAAGATAACCTTTGGTCCATCATTTGGGAAAACTTTGGTATCAGTTTTACCTTTTTTTTCAATTCCGTCTGCAGATTTTCTGAATCCCATTTTAAACTCCTAAGTATTGTTTGTTATTACTACTGTTACTGTACCAATTAATCCTGCTTGTACCAAGTCATTTGGAGTTAATCCTGCATCTGGACCTCTACTACCGCCTACAGGGTTCCAGCCCCACTGAATAACTCTACTACCCATCGCTGGATATCCAAACTCATCTTCTTCTGTACCACCAGTATTTACAGTTTGCAAACCAGTGTTACCAGACTGTAAATAGCTATTATCAGATCTTGGCTCCCTAACTGCTTGTGGATCATTCACTGGGTACATACCCAACTGCAACTGTGGCTGATCTGGATCCCAGCAAGTAGGGCAAACCTTAATTTTAAAAGGTTTTGTTTTTACTGTCTGTGTTTTTAGTTCCTTTAGTTTATATCTAAAATTACACCTATCACATTGAGCAATCGAGTGTTTGCCAGAGGCCCATTGGCTAGGCATAGAATAAGTTCCTTGGGACGAATCTTACCGAAGCCTTCTCTCTATCCTCGTCTGCTGCCAACTGGAATTGCTGTTCATAATCAGCTTTTAACATCATTATTCTGTTTGGATCTACATTTGGCATTTTAGTGCTTAATTGGTACGCTAGTCCAGCTACCATGCAAGGAATAAAGCGAAAAGGGATATCCTGCTCTCTAACGCCAGTTCCAGCGTCCTGAATCCTGCGCATACGGTAGTAAACAAACGTATATTGATCGCCTGGGGAGTTAGGAGTAGGCCATACATTAATGCAAGGCAAATACTGAACAGTTACTTCTGCTCCATCTAAGTGAGCAGCTGCCGTAGTTCCATTTTGACCACGGGCGCAATTAGTTAAAGTATTGCCAATAATATTTGGATAGCTAATGGTCTCTGTGCCAATTTTTATAAACCCAGAGGTAGAAAGATTAGCTACAGAAGCTACATTAATAGAAGTAGCTGTAGAGCTAATACCACCACTATCATTGCCAGCCAATACGGTAGTGGCTATTGCGTCAGTATTACCTGATTGGCGGTTAATCCATACTTGAATAGGGCGTCCTTGTGCCAGTTTATTAGGCAAAGACATGTAAGTAGGCTCTGCAATACGGCTAATATTGATGTCAATTTGGTTGGCAAAGTTGCCGTTATATTGACGGATAACCATATCCATTAAGTCTATTGTATCTGTTGGAATAGGATACATAGCCTGTCCAGTTACCATAACAATCTGACCTTGCTCTACTGTCCACAGGTTAATACCACGATTAGCCCATTCAATAGTAAGCAGGTTTAAAGACCGTCTAGCAGTTCTAAAGTCATAACCAGAACGCAACTCTAAACCACAACGTTCAAACGCCTCCTCAATGAGGTCGTTCATGTCTAGGTTAAATGAGGTGGTTCCTGTAGTAGTCATAGTGAAGAAGCTGCCTTTAAAGCTACAATTTGTGACTTCAATAATTTTATTTCTGCATCTCTCTCGTCTAATTTTTTGATTAGACTAGCGCTAGTATCAGCCCAAATAGCCATTTGCTTTGTGCGCTCTTTATGATCTGCAAGCATCATATTGTATAAACGCTCAGATGCGTCTATTTGTTGTTGAATAAAATCGTTCATTTTTTCTTAGCTGTTTTAGCAGATTGAATAAAGTCCGCTTTAGTAGGCGCACCTTTAGAGCCAGGCTTACGCATTTTTTCACCAGAGCCAGCTGCAATACGTGCTTTTTTACGATGAATATTTTCATACAATCCAACTTTACCGCCTTCCGCATACTGTGTAAAGTCGGTATCGTCACGCCTAGCTTTTCTTTTGCCACCAGGCATTTTTGAGGGTTTAATTGCACCCATACCACGAGAAGCTCTCATACTATTCTTCCTTTAGTTTTGCCTTTAATACAGCATCCATCAGCTCTTTTAGAGGCAGAAGATACTTTGCCGCCTTTTTTGTAACCTTTGTAACCGCCAGCATCAGAAACTGCATTTTGACGCATATTGCGACCTTGTAAACGGGGTTGCTCTTGTCTTAATTTTTTTTGTTCTGCACGATCTTCATCAATTACATTCTGAATTTTTGCTTTTTGATCGCTATCAGATGCAGTAACGTTATTTACAGCATTAAATAATTGATCTCGCAGACCAGGGACAGCAGCACCAAAGCCAATGCCTTTAAGGTTTTGCATGCCATTTTTAATAAAGTCCATTATGCTTTTGTCTTTCCACGAATAGCACAACCGTCTGCTCTGGCTGATGCTGATTTAACTTTACCGCCTGTTTTGTATGCTCTTGTTAAATCACGGTTACTAAGCTTGTTTCCACCCATACCACCGCCACCACCGCCACCACCGCCAGTAGGCTTAGGCAATCTGCCCATATCTTGCAATCTTTCAGCATATGTGCGTGGGCGTTCAGCTTCTGCTTTGGCTCTTGTTTTTTCTGCCATTTCGTGTAATTCAGCTTTAGCTTTGTCAGCCGCTTCCTTCTGCTGTTTCATTCTTTCAGCAGCTTTATCGTACTCACTAGGTTCAAATTTTTCCTTGGGAGGATTATATTTCTCATTCCCGTCCCCGCCAGTACGTTTAGAAGGATCTACAGGCTCAATAGGCATTATGCTCTTGTCTTTCCACGGATACAGCAACCATCAGCACGTTTAGAGGCAGAAGATACCTTGCCACCAGATTTATATCCAGAATCATCATATTCATATGACTCTAAAGGTATTGATCTTACTACTCCACTTTTAGAATTTGGAAACTGATTTAGAATATCTTTTCTAACTAACCTGTCTGGATTAATGCTTTTTGGACTTAATCCCTTGCTTATATATCTTGGTGCATTTTGTTGCACCGCTTTTAAACGAGTGGCAGCATCAATCTTTGCGTGTTCACCTTGTTTAGTTTCAGTTTTAATTGTTGGTTCAACTGTTGGGTTGCTAGATTTTTTAGGAATATCGTTACCTTTAGCGTCAATTATACCCATACGGTATTTAACGATTTCATCGTCACCCGTATAGCCACCTTCTTCAAATTTACGCACCTTTTTCATCTTAGCACTTCCCGCCCATTCTCATTTTAATCATTGTGCCTTTGGATTTGCCTTTAGTAGCGCAGCCATCAGCTTTAGATAGCTGACCTACTTTGCCACCAGAAGCCATCTTGTGCATTGATTTCTCATGCGCTTTAACTTCTTTCTTTGCTACTTTTTTCATCATTGGCATATCTTGAGCCATGTCATCATGTGCCATGCCGCCTTTTTTCATGTATCCCATTTTGTTTCTCACTTGAGTTGGTAGTTTTGCTAATCCTGGATTTTTGTCCGCATCTACAGCTTTCATCATTCCTCCGTCTTTATGACCAATATATTTATTAAGCATGGCATTAGGCATTTGCATAGCGCCATGATGAGTTTTCTGCTTATTTATTCCAGCCTTAAGTGATGTTCCACCAGTACGGAATTTTTTACCCTTGTCTGCATCCATAAACTCTGAACCAACAGACATAGGCACACCAGCTTTTTTGGCAAACTCTGGGCTATGTGCCACTGCTGCCATAAAATTGTGCTGTTTTTTTGATTTGCTTGGCATTATTTACTTCCGAATAAGCTCATCAATTTTGCCTTCAAGTTTGTTAAACCTTGCGTCAATGTGTTCAACAATCCGTTCAACTTCTGCTTTAGTAACGTTATCACGGGCAACCTCTTCTCGTGTTTTATTTAACAAAATATCAATGCGCTTTAGGTCATTAAACTTTTCGTGCATCATATATCCAATTAGGGCTACAAATATAGTTAAGCCACCAGTCCAGAGTTCCATCATGTTTAGCATTTCCACCTCGCAAGGGAGGCAGCCTTTCTGGTAGGCTTGCCGTTTTCATCTTTCATCGGGCCTTTAACTCCAGACATACGAGCACAAAATGATTTTTTACGAGCGCCACCTTCAGGCTGTGGTGCTTTTAAATTAGAACCAGTAGCTGCATTATACTTAGCCCTTCCTTTGGCGGTAAGCCCTGCACCTTTCGATACAGGGAGCTTTTCGCCTCGTCCAACTGCTAGTGAAGGAGTCTTTTTAGCCATAAAAAACGGTTACAAAAGTGGTGTTTGTAAAGTTCATATATACCCCTAAAGACGCTAACAAACCTTCGCCAGGCATTAGTACATTTACTGCGGTTGTTTGTCCTGTTATTGTGGCAAAACTAGTTAACCACCGAGCGCCACTATTTACATAATAACAAGCAGTTCCTGGGGTTACAGTTCCAGAATTAATATCTGTAATTGTAAAAGTATTTGCAGTAAGTTTAGTAATTGTGTAATTACCATTAGTAGCAGAAACTGAAGAAGCATTAGCAAATGAAATACCAACACGGTCTCCAGTACTTAAACCATGATCTGTTTTAGTAACTGTAACAAGATCACCAGATCGACCATAACTTGCTGTAATTGGTGCAACTGTAGTGTCAAAAACATCAATTACGCCAGATCCACCGCCACTAGCTTGATAAGTAATACCCTTTACACGAACACGTCCGTTGGGAACAATAAACCCAACAACATCAAGGTGTCCGCTTAGAATATCGGTTTGCATACCCATAATTAATCTCCAATAAGGTTAAACAGGGGGCGAACCCCCTAGATTAATTAGACGTCTTCTGACTCGTTAGTGCTAACGAAATAAGAAATAATTCCAGAAGTATCACCAGTAGCATTACCATTAGATGCACAAGTAATTACAACTAAATTAGTTGCATTAGCTACGTTACCCATAGAAGCACCAGCACCTGAAGTACCAGTTACAAATTCAGCACGGGAGGCAATAGAGCCACCATTTAAAAATGCTGTTGCAACTGGAGTACCTAATGTAGTTGTTTGACCAGGACCTACACCAATTAATGGGGTAAACCCTAAGTTAACATTTCCTGCGCCTGTTTCTGTAATAGTAACTGCTGTTACTACAGCGTTAGCTGGCAGAATAACTGCAGAATTAGAAGAGCTAGAAGCAGTAATGTTAGCCGTTGCAGCTGCGTTAGCTACATAGAATGGCACAGCCATTACCATTGAACCAGCGGAAGCGGTGCGAGTTTGATCGCCACCTGTTGAGCGCCATACGCTCGAAGTTGTTGCGTTTGTCATAACAAATTGTCCTTCATACAAAGTTCAGCCTATCAATCGTGTATGCGTCTGCTGGGGCAGTTTGATAGACCATTCACCCAGGTTATATAGATCTTACTACATTTTTAAAGTTGTGTGCTTATATTTTGGTAAAATAATAGAGGGGGTAAGGCTCGTAGAGCTTTTTGTTGCGCAACACCCCCACCAATTTGGAGATTAAATGAGCAGCTGGCTAATCATTGTTACTGGACTTATTTATTTGTATATCGGCATAGAGCAAGGTGTAAAAGGCAACTTGCCTATGGCAGTTGTATATACAGGCTATGCTTTTTCCAATGTAGGCTTATACATTATGGCTAAATGAGTTGTGTAATATATGACATATTTTTGCATGAATTTTTATTTAAATTTCATGCACTTATACCAATGTATAACGCTGTATACCATAAGAAAAAGTTTCCCGAGCGGGCAATTCTGACGAAAAAGTAGGCAAAAATAAGAAAATATTCCCGATCGGGGTATTTTGTAAGAAAAGGTTAATGACTCATATATGTTACTTTACAATCCAATGTCTACAACTTTACAATTAGCCGCCAAAACTTTACAAAATATGTCTAAAAAAGACCAAAAAGTGTACACATAGGTAGCAATATGTATAGTAAATTGGTACTTATAAGTCACAACTCCAGCGGATCAAAACCCAATTCTTCCCCTACCATTTTGCAACGAGTTCTAAAAGGTTTTCCGTGTTGCAACCATTTAT